CCAAAGTGGAAGCTATCATACGGCACGCCCGCGAAGATAAGGCATTTTTTATTGAGAATTTTGTGAAAATCGAGGACAAGGATGCACCGGAGCCGGTGACTCTGTTCAAGCTGTGGCCGAAGCAGAAAGAGGCACTGGAGGCGTTCGATAAGAACAAGCTGACCGTAGTTCTAAAGGCGCGACAATTAGGACTCTCTTGGTTGGCGCTGGCGTTCGCAACACACGGACTGCTGTTCCAGCCGGGGTATTCCGTGGTCGCCCTGTCAAAAAGAGAGGATGAGGCGAAAGAGTTAGTCAGGCGGGTAAGACTCATTTTAGAGTATATGCCGCCGTTTTTTATACGAAAAAAAGACAAAAACTTACCAGACAACTACGAGGGGCCGACATGGGAGGCAACAACCACTTATATCTCGATCAACCACCCAGAGTCGAAAGTACCGTCGATGTTCACATCATTCACTAGCTCACCAGACAGTGCGCGGTCGTTTACGGCATCGCTGGTAATACTAGACGAGTGGGCATTTCAGATGTACGCACAGGAGATCTGGGCGGCGGCATATCCGGTCATAAACCGGCCCACTGGAGGCAAGGTCATAGGTATATCTACCGCACGGATAGGGTCATTCTTCCAGGAGGTCTGGGAGAAAGCTATGGCGGGTAAGAACAATTTTCACCCGATATTCTTGCCCTGGTACTCAGATCCCCGCCGGACGCAGCAGTGGTACGAGGACACTAAGGCAGAGTTGCCGTTATCGTACTTGCAGGAGTATCCGGCCACACCGGAGGATGCGTTCAGTGCAGGGTCAGCAACTGCATTTCCAGAGTTCGACCCCGATATTCATGTCATTGAACCGTTTGACTTACCCGATCACTGGCGCAGGTGGCTCAGTGTGGATAACGGGTACGACCATCCGTTCGCATGGCTCTGGTATGCGGTGGACGAGGATGGAAACGTATATGTTTACCGAGAGTTCTCCAGGTCGCGAGATGACCCCAAGATACTTTATACCGAGCAAGCGGCTAGGGTAGTGGAGATGAGTGTTGCAGTTTCGCTGGACAACAAGGGGAGTCTGAACATAGGAAATGAGCACCTAGACTTCTGTGTAGCAGGGCTGGACGCCTGGAACACTCACCATAGAGATACCTCGGGTAAAACATTGATAGACTACTACAGGGACGGGGGGTTGCAGATTGGTTTTAGGAAAGCCATTGTAGACCGTCGGCTAAGGAAAGCAGTGGTCCATGAGTACCTCAAGGTAATTGAGGATGAAGATGGGACAAAGAGGTCGAAGCTCAAGATCTTTAACACTTGTAAACACTTAATCAGCACCCTACCCAAGTTGCCCAAGGACAACAATGACCCCGAGAAAGTCGCTGACTGCGCGATTGATAACCAGTATGACTCCTTGTCATACGGACTAATTGCCTACCATGTAGACAAGTCCATCGGACTGGAGTCCGAGGTTCCGCTTATACGGGCGCATAAGGACTCGGTGGCCAAGAGAAACACTCGTATGGTACGCAGAAGGGTATATATGTAAGGAGGATGAACGGCATTGAGATGTGCCTTTATGGAACAAAATGTTTGCGGAGTATTCTGCGATTCGTATAATTGCAGGAACATAGCGACCCTAAGGATTGGTAATCCAGAGGGGCCGCCACAGTTATTTATGCAATTATGCCGAGATTGTGCTATTTCCCTAGTAGAAAGCGGAGAAGCTATGGGACTTAAAGCCGAAACCTTTGTCTGCGAACACTGCGGCAAAGAGTTCGACAACGAAAACTCTCGCAAAATGCACGCTATCCGTTGCAGTAAACGCAAGGAGGAGGGGGGCGATGAATAATTGAGTATTTTAGATACACTAGGATTAAGGTCTAAAAGAGAACCCCCCATCGAAGTGCCGAGTCCGGAGTGGGAGGGGCAAGGCATGATTCCCAGGGAAGGGGAACAGCCAGCAGGTCCCCAGGATGACCCCTACGCCAACTACAGCACAAAAGAAATAGTTGACTTCGTTGAGAAGGAATTTGAGCGAAGACAAAAGGAGCGTATTCCTTTTGAGCTACAATGGAGGCTAAATATAGCCTTTATTGAGGGCAACCAATATGTACAGATCAACGAAGTAGCTCAGACACTAGACAGGATCCCAGAGGACTATTGGTACGAACAGCGTGAAGTTTTTAATCACATTGCTCCCAATATAGAGTCTAGGCAGGCTAGGCTAGGGAAAATGCGCCCCGTGCTGAAGGTTAGACCGGGCAGTTCGGATAAGTCCGATATTAGGGCTACCAAGATAAGCACTCAGTTATTACAGTCGGTGCAACACGAGCAAAAAATGCGCAACAAAACGCATGAAGTTATTAGATGGCTCGAGCTGACCGGAACTTGTTGCATTAAAAATATATGGAACCCGGACGCAGGGCCTCTGGTTCCTCAGATAGACCCCCAGACTGGTGAACCCATGGTAGACCCCGCAACTGGGCAACCGGTTCTTATACGAGAAGGGGACTTGGAGGTGGTAATTTGTCCTGCACCGGAGATATTCCCGGAAAGCCCCTATAATCAAAAAATAGAAGATAACCGAAGCATAATTCACGCCAAGATCTATCCCGTAAAGGTCGTGAAGGAGATATGGGGGATTGATGTCCCGCCAGAGGAGAGCAAGGTTGTCAGACTCCAGGAGTTGATGACAGGGGGCGGCTTTATAGGAAAAACCTATACAAGCGGGATGAAGGAGTCTCTAAAAGAGGCGGTAATAGTAAAGGAATACCACGAGCTTCCCACCAAAAAATACCCTATGGGTCGGCTAATAGTGGTCGCCAACCATAAATTACTGAGCTTTGGTCCGTTACCGTACAAGATAGGCAAGGACGGAAAACTAGGGCTTCCTTTTGTCAAGATGTGTTGCATAGAACGACCGGGGCTGTTTTGGGGAAGAACAGTCATTGAGCGCTTGATTCCATTACAACGCAGATACAATGCGCTGCGGAACCGCAAGGCAGAATACCTCTCGGCTTGTGCCATCGGAGGATGGATAGTCGAGGAGAACAGTATCGTCGATATGGCGGACTTAGAAGCCAGCGGTAACGCCCCTGGCTATATCTGTAGATATAGAGCAGGAACAAGTCCACCACAGCGAACAACGAATCCGCCGCTCCCTTCGGCGTTTGAAACCGAGGAACAGACCCTCTTGACCGAGTTCTCTATTCTGTCGGGGGTGTCTGAAGTATCCAGACAGTCTAAGGCACCGCCCGGTGTTAAATCCGGCGTAGCGATGTCATTGGCTTTAGAGCAGGACGAGACCAGATTATCTGATACCGCAAACAACATTGAGCTCGGATTGGTAGAGTGCGGGTCACAGTGGCTGAGATTACTCAAACAATTTGTCAAGATACCTCGTCTGGTGCGCATAGCGGGTAAGGACAATGTGGTCGATGTCATGGACTGGACTGCATCCGACCTGAAACCGGAGGATGTTATCATGGATAGTTTCTCAGCACTATCTGAGTCCCCGACCCAGAGGAGGCAGATGGTGTTTGACCTCTTAGGAATGGGCTTGTTTCATAACCCCGATACTGGGGTGATCGACAGGCCGGCACGAACTAGAATTATGGAGATGCTGCAATTCCTTGATTGGGAAGGCGTGGACGATGACGACCAACTTCACAGCGCAAAGGCTGAGAGAGAGAATAGGCAACTAGCAAATGGCAATCCGTGTATGCCAGTTCACTATGATTCTCACTTCTTGCACATAAAGCGCCACAATGAATTTAGGTTGTCTACCGAATATGAAGCGCTTATAGCAGAACATCCCCAAATCGAAGAAATCTTCGAGGCTCATGTGCTTGCTCATATGCAAGCCCTTGCCCCATTGATGCAAGGTGAGTCCAAAGAAGAAGAAGTCTCATAAATAAAAGGAATATGTGGGATAACATTGTCCGAACAGTGCTTTGGCTAGGGGTGGGGGCCACGGACAAAAGAATAATAACTTATTTTAAATAAATGCGAGAACCGAAAGGCCGCAAAGGAGGAATATCATGTACCTGTTTGACTCGTACCCGTTTGATTTACAGTTATTTGCGGAGAACTCTGAAGCTGTAGCAGCGGAGCCGCAATCATCAATAGAAACGGGAGTCGCTGATAGCTCAAGTACCGAAAGCCCCTCTTTTGATTATGAGGGCGCGACTAGAGATCAGCGCATAGCAGAGATTTCTAAATTTTTCGTTGACCCAGAACCGGAACCACCTGCTGATCAGCAACAAGTGCCTCCGGTTCAAGCGGCAAAAGAACCCACAGATGTCGGGATAAAGGTTCCTGCGAAATTCCTCAATCCCGATGGAACACCTAATATAGATGCCCTCGTAAAAAGCTATGTAAATGCCGAGAAAAAAATCGGTGAACAGGGCAACAAGATGGGCATACAAAACCAGCAGATTCAAGAACTGATGCAAAAAATTCAGGAACTTGAATCACGCCAGCTCCAGGCTCAGGAACCAGTCGCTTCCACAGAAGCACCACCTCAAGATTCTTTTGATGTGGATGGTTGGTTCGAGAAGTTTTACGAGAACCCCAAGGAGGCTCTACAGGAGTTATTCCAAGGGACCGTAAATGAGGCCATCTCCCCACAACTCAAGCAACTTGAGCCGGTAATACAGTATTTTGAGCAACAAAGGGAACGAGCTTATTGGGACAATAAGGTAGAGGAAGTACGGCAAAAATATTCGGATTTTGACGACTTCCGTGAAAAGGCTGCTGAGATAATTCAGCAACAACCTCCGGAATTTCTAAATCTGCCTAACGCCGTAGAAGCCGCCTACTTGATGGCCAAGGGCGAGGTTCTTGACGCCGAGAAAGCCAGTCAACCGACTATAGAGGATATGTTAAAGAACCCAGAGTTCTTGCAACAACTTTCGCAGAACCCTGAGTTGCAGAAGATGGTTCTCAAGTCGTATTCAGAGCAAATAGGGAAAGAACCAAAACCGACTATGGTTGGTTCTCACCCTGGGAGTGCATCTCCCGCAACACCCCCCCCCGAGATCAAATCTGTCAAGGACGCTACTAGGGCGTTTAAAGCATTTTTGTCGGGAGGGAGTTAACAGAAGGAGGTAAGTAAATATGTCTTATGTTGGAACTAATATAGCTAGGGTAGCGGAAGCCCTAAAACTATTTTATCTGGACGGCCTTCGTTATCAGTTAAACGATAAAGCCAGTCCATTCCTGGCTCAGATCGAGAAAACCAGTGAGAATGTTGTCGGTAAAGAAATCGTTATGGCGATGAGATACGGGCGCACCGGAGGTATCGGGAACCGCGACGATGATGGTCTGCTGCCGACCCCCAGTAGCCGTAAGACAAAACAGGCTAGATGGGAGACCAAGAACTTCTTCGCACGGTTTAGAATCACCGACAAAACCATTGAGGCATCCAAGAGCAGCGTAGGTGCTTTTGCTAATATGTTGGAGACTGAAATCTCCGACTGCGAGACTGACGCAAAGCTAGACCTGTCCAGACAGGCACAGGGCGACGGAACTGGGAAAATAGCCACCGTTGCCGCAAATGCCACTTACAGCAACAATGTACTAACTGTAGTAGTGGATAACCCTATCCATTTAGCAGAGGGTATGTTAATTGACTTACGCAACGCTAGTGGAGCGATTACCGGTGGATCTGAGCTCGAGGTGCTCTCCGTTGATGACCAGACTAACACCATTACCTTGAGCGTTGCGTCTGATATTTCAGGCTCCGTAAAGCTTGCAGATGGCGTATTTATAACTCTGGCGGGCAACTATGGCAAGGAGCTAACTGGCACAGGGGCGGTGTTCAGCACTTCTGGAACCCTGTACGGTATCAGCAAAACTGATTACCCTTGGCTGAAGCCTCAGGTAAAGGCTCTTAATGGTGAAATATCTGAAAACGTCATTCAGGAAATGATTGACCTGGTAGAAACCAGAACCGCTTCGGTTATTAATTACATTCAGGTTTCTCACGGCGTTCGTCGGGCATACATCGACTTACTGGCTGCCACCAAGCAAACCGTTAACACTCAGGACTTGAAGGGTGGTTTCAAAGCACTTTCTTACAACGGTATTGCGCTTGTGGCAGATAGGTTTACTCCCTCTGGATGTATGCAGTTGTTTGATTTAAACGACTGGGCTATGTACCAGATGGCAGACTTCAACTGGATGGATCGCGATGGTTCCATCATGGCTAGAGTAGCTAATCGCCCTGCTTGGGAAGCAACTCTGGTCAAATACTGTGATATAGGCTGTCAGCGTCCTCGTGGACAGGCTCTCATTACTGGAATTACCGAGCATTAAGAAAGGGGGGCCAGTGGCCCCCTTATTTTTATTTACAGGAGGAATGAGCAATGACTATTAAGATAATCCGCAAAATCAAGTTTGGGAACGGTTTTGGAGTAATTGCTGAGTTTACCGGTGACAAAAAAGCAGGTTCCGATACAGGGTATCCTACTGGCGGCTATTCCATAACGCCAAGCCAGCTTGGACTGCACACTATTGAAAATGTACTCGCCCAAAGCCCGGCGAGCTCCAGATTATGGGAATATGACCTCGCTAATAATAAGTTGAAGATTCTCAAGGTAAATCCCACCAGTGGTGCTTTGGAAGAAGTAAATAATGAGTCTGACCAATCAAAGGCAGTAACGAGAATAGTAGCATTTGGGTGGTAAGTTTTACCACCCCCTTAGAAAGGGGGTTGCGAATTGGCAGACACATATCTGAATTTTATAGGGAAGCTGATTAAATTAATTGACCAGAATGATGGAACTTACGCACTTGCTACTGCGGATATAGGTGGTTCAGGTGGTTCGGGTGGTTCGGGTGGTTCTGTAAATACTGAACTAAAAGCCAAAACCACTATCACTTGGAACGGCACAGATACGACCAACAGTGTTAAAATACCCCCCGCCGATGGCGATGTGCTGATTTGGATTAATAATACCGCTGACCAAGAACTGACCGTGACCCTTGAGCATGAAGTCGAGGCTAATACTTTTGCACCCTACGCGGACGGCACAGGCACAGCGATCAGCTTCAAAGTGGCCGCCTCCACGGGGGAAGGGGTCTATGGCCCATTCCAAAAGTTCCCTAAATATTTAGGAGGCAGAGTGGTATTGACCGCAGGGTCAGCACCAACGGCCGCAGGAGCGACCACGGTTCAGGTGCAGGAGGTGTAGGGTATGTATCCAATAACCTACCCTCCTAAACACCCGCCGAAATATCCCTTATTGCACAAGGCAACACCAAGGCCAGAGCCAGAGCCAGAGATAGACG